AAGGTGTATACTATAGTCATGGCTGATTATTTATATAATGAGTTTTTTGAGACTGTTAGTTGTGATTGTTGTGTGTACGATACTGACTGTGTTGGTCAACTTAAATTATGGGAAGATAATCAAGAAAGACCAAATTAAACTTTTATTGACAACCGTCTACTTCGTATTGTTTCTTTAAAGTTTTTTCAAACAAAGGTTTGTATCTTTCATTCATAAAATGACCACATAAATTTTCTTGGGTATCGAACCATTTTTGATCAAGTGGATTCTTTTCATCATTAACTCTTTGAGAAGACACTAAGAATATATCATAATAGTCTTCATCTTTAAAGTTTGAATCTGGTCTAAAGTGTACGTGATGAGATCCTGAGAACCATACAGCATCATTAGCGTTAGTCTTATATAATGTATCTTCTACATAAAAATCCCAATCAACTGTTTTATTTAATTGAATTGTGTTTGTCACATGCATTCTATCGTGATGTTTGTCGCAATGTGGCATAAGGCTAGGCATTCCAGCATCTTTGGTATATCTAGCAAAAAATACTCCTGGGTTATGAACTGGTTCTCCCATTAGTGTTTCCATTCTAGATTTAATCTTATCTTTAACAGATTGAGGATAAACAACTTTTCCTTCATCATCTTCATTTAAAATATAAAATCCGTTATTAGAAATCTTAAGAAAGAAAGCCCACTTGTCTCCTGCTTCGTCTAATCCTCTTTGCATGGTTTTTACAACAACGTCATAAATTGCACCATATTCTTCGGCAGTAAAAAAGTTTTCTTCTACAAAATGATCAGGTTTGGCAGGCTCAATGTGATGTGCCTTCCATTTAGGATCTAAAGGACCTACTTCTAGTTTCATATTTTTCCTATCTCCTTAATCATTATATCCCATCTTTTTATTATAAGTTTCAACATCATATAGTCTTTCCCATTCAAGACACCATTTGCCAGTTATTTTATCCATATGTTCTTTATGTTCTTCACTTAAAGTCAAATCGTTGTCTGTATCTTCATAAAATTGACATACCATAATGTCATAATAATCATCATCTTTAAATTCTATATCTGGTCTCCAATGAATCTGATGAGATCCTGAAAACAACACTGCGTCATTTCTGCGGGGTATAAAACCATTTCCTTCAACAAACAACTCCCAATCTAAAGTATTATCTAAAACTACACCAAGAGAAAACGTAGCATTGGGTAAAGCCCTATCATAATGTGGCATAAGTAAAGGTTTGTGACCTGTCTTAAGTGAGTATCTAGCATAGTGTGCTTCTATCTTAGATACTTTAACATCTAGTTTTTTTTCTATAATTGATTTTAAAACTGATTGTAAATCTTCTTCAAGTTCAATCCAATAAGCAGCATATCCTAATTCTGGAACTATTGTATAATCATTTTTTGATTTTTGAAAAGTGTCATACAAATCTTTAAACTCATCATCACTAAATACGTTTCCAATTATTTCAGATTGAAGGTTTTCATACTTGGTTAGACTCATTTTTTCTCTGACAATCTGGACTCATATTGCCTCCACCAATCTGTACTTTTTTCTGATCTATTTGAAACCATTTCATCCCAATATTTTTCTGTTAACTCCACTGGATCTTTATCTAAAAATTGACAAAGAAAAATATCGTAATAGTCATCTGGATTAAATTCTATTTTTGGTCTCCAGTGTAAGTGGTGTGTTCCTGAAAACAAGAATGCTTGATTTGATTTAACTTCAAACTCTTCATCTTCAGCAATGATATTCCAATCAAGTGTAGTGTCTAAAATAATAGTTAACGTAATAGATCCAGCATCAATCATAGTGTCAAAATGTGGTTTTAAAACTGGCGGGTATCCAGTTTTCCATGTATACCTATTATAAACAAACATATGCTTACGTGGATCACTATTTAACGGATATATCTCATTAATCTTATCCAGCATTATCTGGTTATAAGGTTCTTCAATATGAACGTTTCTAGAAAAGTATCCCATTGGCTCATTGCATTCATCTTTGCCAAAGTTATTTTTTTCTATAAGTTCGTACAAACCTTTGTATTCTGATTCGCTAAAAAAATTTGGTATTACTTGTGGTTTTAAATCAAAATAAGGTTTGTCTTTTTCTGGCCATTTCATTTAAGAAATAACACCATGTTCTTTTAATGTGTCATATAACAAACCATTCATGAAGTTTAGTTGCTCTGAACCTTGTTCAATAAATTGTTCCATTTCTTGGCTAGAAATAGCACCAGTGTTAACTAGTTCTCTGTTATATGCATTTACAGTTTCACACATTAGTTTGACTGCTTCATCTCTGTACATATATACCCTTTCTCGGTCTTCATACCATTATAGCCTATACTATAGAAAATAACCATAGGTTGACATAAGGGCATGTGTCATGCAGAAATTGTCAATGCTAGGGTTTGTTACTTCTATTTGTCGGGCGATCGAACTACCGTTCAAAAAAATGTAAAACTCTGTTATAATTTTACTACAATGGAACTTAAAATGGCTGCCGAAGTTATCGTGAGTATTTTATCCATAATCGGATCTCTCGCTTTAGGTGTTAGATGGTTAGTAAAACATTACCTCAGCGAACTTCGTCCGAACTCAGGATCATCCATCAAAGATCAAGTAAACCGCTTAGAACAAAAGGTAGAAATCATCTATGACATCTTATTGTCGAACTCTAAAAAACCTTCTAAGCCTAAAAAATAATTTCGACCTATATATAATATATCTTTATATATAATATATATAAGATATCTAAGGTATTAGGATATTCTTTTTTTCTTTATATATATTAATTATACACATTGTTTTCCTGGTCTAATATAATTTCCCTCACAAACCTTAAAAACCAATTATAACGATTTGGTGAATTCTTTATTAACAACTTATCCACAAACCTTCTATATACCTGGCATGATATAATTTTATGTCTGACACCTGAGTAAATCTCGATACCCACCGTTTCTTGGGTGTTGGACTTTTAATTTTAATAAAATGATATAATGCTAATATGTGTACAACCGTAGAAAAATTTGGATCTGACCCCGCCACCCTTAAATGGCAAATAATTCGTGGAGACTCTTCTCTCATAAGAATTGACTTTTTACAAAACGATGAAACAACTTACTTTGATACAACAGGATGGACTTACCTTGCCTCCGCATATGACCCTAAAACCGATATAATAGACCCTCTAACGGTCGTTTCAGGCTCAGGGTATGTCCAGGTAAAGGTAGACCCAAGTTTGTCTGCTTTTTGGGGCTCTACGTACCGTTCTAGCGTTGCAGAACTTATGTTTGATTTAGAAGTAACTATCGACGACACAGTTTGGACACCAGTTATAGGAACCATCACAGTTCTTGGTGACATCAGTGGTACTTTATAATGCCAGTCATAAAAATTTCAAATGTTAAAAATGATTTACCGTCCGTTATAAAAATAACAGACTCAACAGGCTCAGAAAAAATCGTAAAGATAATAAAATAAGGAGACGCTATGGCCATTTCACGCAGCATGGGTTTTCCTATACAAGAAAAACAAAAAATTAATGCAGTTGATCAGGAAGCCCCACAACTACAATTTTTACCAGTCCCAGGACCACAAGGTATACCAGGACCACAAGGTGCAATGGGCCCACAAGGAATACAAGGTCCTAAAGGTGACAAAGGTGACAAAGGCGATTCAGGTGCAGATGGAAAAAATGGCAAGAATGGTATAAACGGTAAAAATGGAGAAAGTTATTTTCCAGTTTACAAACAGCAACCAGGTTGGGCTAGTTACGAAGACACATCTTCTAAAATTTTTAGCATAGACCCATCCAGAGGTGAAAATGGATGGCACGATTTATATATTGATAAAAAAGGCATATTAAAAAACCAATCATTCCTACCATTAAACTGCAACACCCTTTACAACGAACAATCTAGAGTACTAACATTTAGAAGTTTAGAAATAGGATCAACTGTTAGAATTACCTATAACTTTTCACTTGAAACCTTTGTTAATAATACTGAACTTTGGTTTGCTACCGTATACCCCGAAATTGACAAATCAGTTTTAACAATGGTTGGATCATTTAAATACCAAGGAATCTTTGACTTAACTGTTGACCAAACCATACACATAGAAAATAAAGAAATGTGGTTTAACTTCTGTAGACCTTATGCCAAATCAGATTTTTTAACAAACCTAATACTAAAAAAAATATATGTATCAGTTTCATAGCATGATATAATGAATTAGGAGGGTTTATGGCATTTCCAGGCACATACAGTATCAATTATTATGAGGGTGACCGTTATGAATTTGTTATATATCCCAAAGACGCTGCAGGTAACACCTTTAATTTAACTGGTTACACATCAACTTTTACTATAGCCTCAGCATTGGGTGCAAGTCCAAGTTTTTCCGTTGGTGGACAAGCAACAATAAATGAAGCAAAAACTAATATTACCTGCGTTATACTTCCAGCAGTAGGAAGACAGTTGGTTGCTGGAACTACTTATTATTACGATGTTCAAATATCAAGTGGAACAGATGTAGTTTACACACTTTTAAAAGGAACAATTAGCGTAACAGCAGATGTAACTGGTGCATAATGGCTGACATAGTATTAACCACAGACGAACTTTTAGTATTAAGCGGACCAAGTAGTATAAACTTAGAGGTTGATTTTGGACCTGAAGGTGAAAGAGGAAGTTTATTTTATGTTTCAGTAGGCAATCCAAATACAGCACTTGTTGGCCAAACCCCAAAAGCAAAAGACCTTTGTATTAACGTTTTAAAAACAGATAACGAATATTCATATGTTTATCAATATAATGCTGCACCCGATAACGAAGATGGCAATCCTTCTTTTCAATGGTATCCAATAATTAAACTAAGCCCACTTCAATACAATAAAATAATGACTGGAACATTTGTTGATGGATCTAAAGTTTTTAATATTCCTGTAAGTTATATTGTTGATGAAGAAACTTCTCAAACCTTAACTAGTGCAAATTTTAATATCACTTACAGCATTCCAAACGAAAACCCAATATCGTCTTCTATACAAATAGGTTCTTTTACAAATGATCCAGGAACTGGATTACAGGTGATTCCAGTAACAGTTAATGCTATTGAGTATGCTAGTTCTACCTGGCAAAATTTAACTGGTACAAAAACGGTTCATTTTGTAATATCTATCGTGGTATAATGAGGAAGGTGATGAACAATGGCTGATGTTAGCATAGGAAATATATATTCCACTAAAGTTCCAGGCTATGAAGATGCCGCAGATATTCAGACTGCTTTAAGAACCTACCATTACGGATCAAGTTCATATGATGAAACAGGTAGTAATACCGCTGCATTGGTAAATCCATCAATTGCATATCATTTAAAAAATATTCAAGATTCAATTGATGCATTAGAAGAATTAGGAACAGGTTCTATAGTTTCAAACACACAACCAGTAGTTGTTCAAGAAGGATTGCTATGGCTAGACATAGATTCAGATCCAGGAAGCACACCAGTAAATCCAACAGCAATTTATACATCTACAGAACCAGCAACACCAACAGACGGAACCCTTTGGTGCGTTAAAGGATCTAGTCCATTGTTGTTAAAAATTTATAATTCAGCAACTTCCGATTGGGATACAATAGGTGAATAATGGCTGATAATATAATTTTAAAAGAAATTGCAATTGCAAAATTAGTTGCATTAGGTTTAACAGAAGAAGAACTTAAAGCAATAGGAATTGGTGAATAATGGCTTCATTAAATACTAGTGGTAAAACAGCATACGTTTACGATCAAGGAACAGATACATTTTATGCAATTGGTGGAAATACAAATGCCGCTGCAAATTATAACTGGTCTGGAACACATGAATTTCAAAATAATGTTGTATTTTCAGACACCAACGCAGTAATTACAGCAAAGGCTGGAGTAAATAACTATTTAAATCCCGCAGCAAGAGATATTGCATTACCATCACCTGTAAGAGGAACAGTATGTTTTGTTAGACAGACTTCTGGTGGATCAGCAATTAATGATTTACAGTTTTATAATGGTACCACTTGGATTTCTCACGGTGGATTAGTTACATTTAATAAACAAGGTGGTAGTGGAGTACAAAACTGGAACTTATCATTAGACAATATTGGTCAAACAATGACTTTTGATTCTACAAGTACATGGACAGTTACAATTCCACCCAATTCTACAGTTGCTTTTCCAATAGGATCAGAAATAGATTTTTTTAGAATGAATACTGGATCTGTTACTTTTATTGCAGATACAGGAGTTACTTTAAATAGTAAAAATAGTAATAAATCAATTGCAGCAAGATATTCAGGTGTATCTTTGTTTAAGTTTGACACAAATACCTGGCTTCTAGTCGGCGACTTGATCGCATAGGGGGTTGTCATGTTTGGAAAATTAGTTAAATACGTTGTAGCAAAAGGAATGAAATTACTTCCTAACTTTATTGGCAGAACCAGTGCACAAGCACAAGCAGATGTTGTATCAGAAGGATTTACTTTAGGAAACGTAATTACTTCAGTTTCTGGAGAAGAGGCAGAGGCCGCAAATGATGGAAAAGTTATTGAACAAACTCCTGCAGTTACCACGGCAGCAGATTATGAAACTCCAGTTGACTTAACAGTTAGACAATTTACATTTACACCATTTGGGGTGTTTGGATTTTCTCCATTTCAGGTGTTTGGATTTTCTCCTTTTAGTGTTTTTGGTTTTTCTCCTTTTGCTGTATTTGGATTTTCTCCATTTAGAGTATTTGGCTTCTCTCCATTTACAGTATTTGGATTTTCTCCAATATGTATTGATGAAGACTCATTAGTATTGACAACTAATGGATATAAAAAAGCAAAAGAAATAACAGACAGTGATACCTTTATTGTGTCAACATTTGATGAAATTCCTATGGCAAATATAAACACTATTTTACATTGGAAGTCTAAATCATTAACAAATGTTAAAAACATAGAGTCAAAAGTAACATATATAAAGGTAAATCAAGTAGAAAATACTACAGTTTATAATGATGATATACAAAATAGGATAAGTAACACTGAAGAAATATTAATACTAAGAAATAATGAATATATTATGGAAAGAACAGACAGTGTAGTTCTTGGAGATAAAATAGTTAAAATTGTAGATGGCAAAGAAATTCATGAAACAGTTAATAAAGTAGATTCAATAAAAGAAAAAAGAAACGTCTATGAATTTGGTAGAGAAATATTTGGACTATTAGACATTAACGGCGTTTTGGTATATCACTTATATCCAATAGATTAATCTTTAGGAAATTGATACATAAACTCTCTAGTTTTTGAAGTTATACCTTTCCAGGGTCCCCAATTGTTACCACCATCACTCATAATATAAGCAACTTGACAATTAATTGATGGGTTTAAAAGTTGACTAGTATAGTCTAAATTATATTTTTCTTTTCTATCAGCATTAAGATCACCAATCATATTTATTTGAAATAATCCGTATGACTTGTCTCCAGTGCTTTTGTTGCCATTAAAAGCCAAGGCGTTACCCATTGATTCTTTTTTAGCAATAGCCCAAGCCTCTACTAGGTGTTTATTTTCAAAACCACAAGCAGACAGCAAAGTTTTTAGTTCAATATCAGTAAGTTGTCCTTTATCCTGATATTCAGCAAGGGTCCTTACATTATCTCTAGATGGCTTATCTAAGTGATCTGGCCTAGAAAGCAAAAAAACCGCCTCAGCGGTAAATGTTGTATACTGATCGTTTTTCAGGTTAGTTTCAACACCTTGAGCATTAGAAATATTCAAGAATACTGAAGACAATCCAAGACTTGCGAGCAATCCTATTAAAAATTTTTTATCTTTTTTCATAGTTCTCTCCTAAGAAAACATGACACCCTTGGTAGGTGTCATATATCAAGTATAACATCTATTTGCCAGCAA